TTTGCGGTTTTTCAGCCGCTGATCAGCATCTGCAGGGCCATCGTCATCTCCTCCGGAGACAGCGTCTGGCCCGCCGTGATCTTCTCCCGCAGCTGCGCCTGTACCTTCTCCTCGTCCGTCATCCCGTAGTACGGGTCCGGCTTGTGCGTGGCCAGCGCCTGCCGTACCGCCGCCAGGTCCGCCGAGGACGGCGTGACGTACAGGGTGATCGGGTTCTGCGCGTCAACCGGCAGCGGGTCGTTGTCGTCGTCGAGCGGGAAGAAGGCCGCCAGCCGGACAGCCGGGCCCAGGGCCTGGGTCACCTCGTCCTGCAGCTGGCCGATCTCCAGTTCGCGAGACCAGGTGAAGCGCTGGCTGTCGCCCAGGAACGGGCACTTCGGGTCGGCACCGTCGGCCGCCGTCTGCGCGGGGATCGGCTCGGTGTCATCGGTCGTCAGGCCAGCCATGTGGTGTCATCCTCCTGTGCCGCCAGGACGCTCTCCAGGTCGGCGTAGTGGGTCCCCTTGATGTCCAGGCGGTCGAGGTTCGCCGCCCGCACGCCCTCGCCCTCGTTGATCAGCGCCTGCTGCTCAGCCAGAGTGAAGTCCTTGAGTGCCTGCCGTCGCAGGCCTGCCGTCATCGACGGCGTCAGGTCCGAGGCCTCGTCCGTGGGTACCGCTCCGTCCGTCGCGGGCAGCGCCCCCTCGGGTTCGTCGTGCAGCTCCGCCTCCGTGCCGCCAGGCTCGAACAGGGCCGCTTCCAGACCGCCGTGGGCGTACGACTGCAGCGGCAGCTGCCGGTTCCATCCCGCCGGGTCCCCGCCTGCGAGCGGCCCGGCCGACGCCGGGTTCTCCCAGGGCTTCTTCGGTGCTGTCGCACCGGGCGTCTTCGGCAGCTGGTACGACGTCCCCGACGGCTCCCCGAACGGCGCGTCGGCGTTGGCGGTGTGCTGCTGGGGCTTCTCGAAGTCGTGCCGCGTCCACTCGTGCTTGTGTGGCTCCTTCCAGGACACGCCGGTGACGTGCACCGGCTCACCCTCGGAGACGGGGACCTCCTGGTCCTCGTGATGGTCGAAGCCGATGACGTTGCGGTCGCGCAGGGTGTTGTCGTCGGTCTCGATCGAGTCCCGGTCCGGCGTACGCGCGTGCAGAATCACGTGCGTCCCCGCGTGGCCCGAGGCTGCACTGGTTGCCTCGGGGTGGGAGACGTGGGCGTAGTGGCTGGCCTGTTCCGGGCTGCTGGACCAGTGCATGCCGAAGCCTTTACGGCCGTCAGAGACCTCTTTCAGGAGCGCGTGCGCCCTGTCGGACACCGAGTTGCTCGGGTTGTGCACGTTCGAGTGGACGTCCGGCGGAAGGGCGACGCTCATGCCCCGATGCACGCCATTGAGGTGCGGGTAGACCCGGTCCCAGTCTGTGCGGTGGGTGTCGTCCTCGCCCTCGTCGTCGTCCCATGAGTCCCAGGACGAGGTCACCGTGCGCAGAGCCAAGGCCACCTCGGCGCGGTCCTCGCCCGCCGCTACGGTGGCGCGCGCGATGAAGGACAGCGGGGAGCCGAGCTCGCTCGACCGGACGGCGGCCGTGGACGGCGCGAGCCGGTTGGCGTCGGCGTCGATGTCGTAGCGGACGACGACCTTGCGCGGCACCCAGGTGGGCTTGTGCTCGTCCACGTGGACGTCGCGGCCGAACATACCCCTGCTCTGGGCCTCGTACTGCAGGGCCAGCGCGTGGGAGCACATGCGCCCGGCGAACCGGCTGAAGTCGTCGTCGGCGCCCCAGTGGTAGGCGCCCCACTTGCAGCCGCAGGACCAGGCGTGCGCGGCCACCTTGCCGGGCATCCGCTGCAGGCCGGTCTCGTAGACGTCGTGGTCGCCCTTGACCTCGCCGAACACATAGCCGTCGGAGGAGAGGGTGACGCGCAGGCGGCCCTCGGCGCGGATGCGCTTGGCCTTGGCGACGACGTCGCGCCAGGCGGCCGTGATGTGGAAGCGGAAGTCGGCGTCGGTGGCGGCCGTCACGACCAGGTCGGAGAACAGGGAGGAGGCCTTCTTGGCCCACGGCGGCGCGTTGTCGTCGCCGTCGTCATCCGAGTCGTCGCCGGAGTCGTCGGAGTCTTTCGAGTCGTCCTTGTCGGAGTCGTCGTCATCCTCCGGGTCGTCCGAGTCGTCGTCCGGCTCGTCGTCGGAGTCGTCCTTGTCGGTGAAGGGGTTGGCCTTGGCCGCCGTGACGAACTGGTGGGCCGGGTCCGGGCGATCGACGAGGATCTGGGACAGCTCGGGGTAGTCGGCAGCCGCCGTCTGCTCCATGGCCTCGGTGCTGAGGGGCGCCGGGCTGAGCTGAGAGGCGGTGTACTGGCCGCCGCCCATGCCGTGCTCCAGCTCGACGTGGTACTCCTCGGAGCCCGGGAACGGCCCGTCCTCGACGTGCTTGACCACGCCGGTGACGCCGTCGATGGTCTTCACCCGCTGCTCGGGCTTGTACTCCCAGTAGTCCTCGGAGCGCACCGCGAGACGCTGCACACCCAGGGTCTGGTGCTCCAGGCGCTCGCCGCGCTCGAACTTGCCGCCCACCGGCGCCTCCCTCAACGACCGAAACCCTTCAGCCCTTGGGGGTCGCTGCCGGTGGGGCGACAGCAAGGGCCGTTCAGTGGAAGGCGGCGAACAGAGAGACGGCGGCGATGATCAGGGAGACGCCTGGGATGATGCCCTTGTAGAGGAAGTCGCGGCGGCCTTGCTGGCGGGAGCGTGCCTCTTCGGACGCGTCATCCTCCAACTTCTTCACCGCCTCTTCCAGATGATCGACGCGCTGCTGCAGGAGACGCTTCTCTGCCTCGAAGTGATCGCGGGTCACGAAGCCGTCCAGGCGCTTCTTGACGTCGTTCAGCTCCTGCTTGATCTGTCCGTACGTCAGGTTGACGCGGTCGCGAGTGTTGTCCGAGTCGTGCTCGATCAGCCGCCACAGCTCCCCGATGCTCTGGGGTTCGGTCGTCATGGGCGCAACTCCTAGGTGGGGGTGGGGTCCTCACCCCTTGACGGCAGTGCCCAGTGGTCCAGACAGGGCGAAGGCCCGGATTGCGGACGATCACAATCCGGGCCTTCACGGTGGTACTACTTCTTGCGCAGACCGTTGGCGACCTCGAAGGCGTACTGCCAGGTCTTCGGGCCGACGATGCCGTCGGCCGGGCCCAGCTTGCTCAGGTAATGCTCCTGCAGCGCCTTGATCTTCTTGATGTCCTTGGCCGTCATCTTGTTGCTCGGGCCGATCAGGTACTTCGGGCCCCAGTTGCCCTTGTGGAGCCAGGTCTGCAGCTGCTTGGCGTAGGCGTTCTTCGCGCCGACCAGGAAGTACTTGGAGCCGGGGAACGCCGGGGCCTTCGGCTTGGCGGGCGTGGACGGCTTGGCGGGCGTGGCCGTGCTGCCCTTGGCCCACTCGCGCAGGTCGGCCGGGGCGAGGTAGCAGACGCTCCGGTCAACGGGGGTCGAGGTGAACTGCCAGAACAGCGGCTTGCGGCCGGACGGCGCCGGGCGGGTGGCCGCCTCCGCCTGGGCGTACGTGGCCGCCGTGTAGCCCCACTTGTACGCCGGGTACCACAGCGGCGCGCTGGAGGGGGCGTGGCCCTTGGCGATGTCGTCGCCGGAGGTGTAGATACCGACGCGCTGGCCGGGGAACGCTGCCTGGACCAGCTCGATCCAGCGCTTGGCCCAGGCTGCGATCTGCGCGTCGTTGCGACCCTTGTAGTTGCGGCCGTCGGACATGCGCTCCAGGTCCAGCCAGTGCAGGAAGCCCGGTCCGGCGTAGGCCTTCACGGTCGCGATGTAGTTCGCGGCCTCCTTGTCGACGCTCTGGTTGGGCCAGCCGAAGTGGTAGGCGCCGGGGACGAGTCCGGCCGCCTTGATGCCAGCGATGTGCGCGGAGAAGTGAGCGTCGTGCGTCGTCTGTCCTTCCGACGCCTTGGCGAAGGCGAAGGTGAGGCCGTCCGACTTGAGCTTCTTCCAGTCCTGGTTGCTCTGATAGGCGGAAACGTCGATTCCGCGACTCACGCTGGTCATGTGCCCTCCCCAAGGGATCGAGATATCTCATCCCTTGGGGAGGGCCAGCGGGGGCGGGACAGGATCAGGCGCCGAGGTTGGGGGTCGTGATGGATCCGGTGCCGCCGAACTCGGTGACGGCCACGGCGAGCGTCCCCTTGGTGATCAGGACGTTGTTGGTGATCAGGTTCGGCCCGGCGCCACCCGAGCCCTCCTCGCGGATCAGGGATCGTGTCTTGCCGTTCACGGCCGAGGAGGCGATGGAGTTGCCGGTGACCGAGTTGTTCTTGGTGGCGTACTCCAGGTGGATACCGGAGGCCTCGCCGCCGAGGGTGCCGACCTCGCCGGGGCCGAAGATGGTGCATCCGGTGATGAGGTTGCCGGTCGCGGCGATGAAGATCGAATCTCCGGCCGTGCCGTCGAAGTTGCATCCGATGATCTTGGTGCTGGAGCAGTCCTGCAGGCGCACGCCCTTGGTGTTGTTGGTGGCGCCGCCGACGAAGTTGCAGTCGGAGATGAACTGCGTACCTGCGCGGTCGAGGATGCCCACGGCGGTCTCATAGGTTGTGCCACCGGCCCCGCCGAGGTACTCGAAGTCGCAGCCGATCACTTGGTTCTCGTCGTTGGAGTTCATCTGGATGCCCCGGCCGGGGCCGGTCGACGTCATGGACTCGTCGAAGAGGCATCCGATGACGCGGTTGTTGTGGCCGAACGCGCCGCCGGTCTGAGGGCCGAGGTAGAGGCCGTCGTCGCGGCAGGCAACGAAGTGGATGTTGTCGAAGCGGCAGGCGACGGCACCGGAGGCGTCCACGCCGCCCGAGGTGCCAGCGGTGCCCTGCTCCAGGCAGTTGCCGTCGATCTCCAGGTCCCGCATCGTGATGCGTGTGTCGGCGCCGGTCATCTTGAAGACGAAGCAGTTGGACGCGGCCTTCAGCTTGATCGAGGACGCCCAGCCGGAGCCGAAGATGCCCAGCCCCTCACCCGCAGGAATCACGACGGGCGCGCTGACGAGGTAGGTGCCGCTGGGCACGTAGACGGCCGTCTTCACGGCGGCCGCAGCGGTCACGGCCGCCTGAAGGGCAGCGGTGTCGTCGGTGATGCCGTCACCCCGGGCACCGAACGTCCTGACGTTGAGCCAGTCCACAGACGGCTGCCGGACGGTGCGCACCGGCGTGGTGGTGGGCCCGCTGGCCACGGTGGATCCCGGGCTGATGGTGAAGCTGGTGTTGGTGCCGTCGTCGTTCAGGCCGCCCAGGAGGGCGTGCAGGAAGGCGCCGTTCACCTGGACGTTCGTGCTGCCGGACACGCTGAGGCCGTAGTCGGGGGAGGTCGCGCCGGTGCCGTTGTCGTCGGTGCCCGGGTAGCAGGTGACGCCGTTGAGGACGATCGGCATCGTGCAGTTCTTCACCGCGAGTCCCGCGTACGCGCCGCCGCCGCTGCCGCCGTTGCGGCCGTCCCGGCGGGTCATCAGGGAGTCAATGACGATCGGCGCGTTGCCGGTGGCGTCGATGTAGACGCCGTTCCAGCCGTTGCGGTCGGTGGAGACGGTGGACATCGCCATGCCGCCGGACCCGGCGCCGTTGCCCCAGGACCCAGTGATGTGGATGCCGTGGTTGCCGTTCCACTCGGAACGGACGGACACCCCATGGCTGTTGGCGATGTTCGACAGCTTCATGCCGGTGGCCCAGCAGCCGATGACCTGAACGTCGATCATCGTGAGGTCGGTCAGCAGGTTGAGCAGCATGCCGTTGCCACGGCAGTTGTCGATCATCACCTGGTGCAGGCGCCAGCTGTAGGGGAAGACGTTGCTCACCCCGGCCGTGACGATGCCGTTGTTCGACATCCGGCGGATCGTCACCTCGCGCATGACGACGTTCTGGATGTTGCCCGCCGCGTAGATCCCGTCTACCGGCTTGGTGCTGTCGAGGTTGGACGCGTCCAGCATCAGGTTCTCGAAGCGGTGCTCTGCGGGCAGTGAGGAGAAGCCGCCGCTGGCCTGGTCCTTGAGGACGAACAGGGCGCTGCCGGTGAAGCTGTTCAGGGGCTGGATGTAGCACGCGGGGTCGGACAGGCCAGCCCCAGCCATCAGGTTCGAGTGCGAGCCGCGCAGCGTCACGCCGGGGCGCGGGTTGAGCGGAACGGACGTGCGGTAGACGCCCTGCGGCAGGTAGACGATGGCTCCGTCGGGGGCGGCGTCGATGGCGGCCTGGATCGCGGCGGCGTCGTCGGTGGTGCCGTCGCCCTTGGCACCGTACTGCTTGTCCTTGACGTTGACGATGCCGAGGACGGACTGGCTGAGCTGGGCGACGGTGGCGAAGTCGGTCGGGTCGACACCGTCGGAGCCGTTGATGAACCGCTTGCCGTTCAGGTCGAAGTTGGCGGTGGGCGCCAGGACTTCGTTGAGCCTCGGCTTGCTGTGGACGTGCCGGGCGTCGGCTGCCTTGCCGCTGGCTCCGGCCGCCCGGGTACCGAGGGCCTGGATGTCGGTGTCGTCGCCGCTGATGGGGGTCGCGCCCCCGCCCCCTCCGCCGCCGGAGCCGATGTCTGTGGGCAGCTGGTTGTACGGGATGCGGCCGGAGCCGTCCAAGCCCGCGTACCCGTTGGGCAGACCACGCTGGTTGACCGGCTGGAAGAACACACCCGGCGCGAGGGCCTCGGCCAGCTGGGGCGCGGTGGCCAGATCGACCGGGCCGCCGTCGTACGGGATCGCGATGAAGTACGTGCTCGTGGACAGACCCGACAGGGTCTCGGTCACCTCGACCGTACCGCCACCGGCGGGCAGCGTGCCGGGGTCGTTCGTGGCGTAGAACTGGGTCGAAATCTTGCCCTGGGAGTCCAGGGTCGCGATGACCGGCTTGCGGTCGGCGATCTCCCCGTTGTTGGTGAGCACGCCGACGAGCTGCAGCCGAACCGTACCGCTGCGGGGGTTGCCCGAGCCGTCGGTGTAGGTCCGCGTGACCGGGACCATCGTGAACGTCATACCTGCAGCTCCCTGTTGATGTCGCCCTCCGGGATGTGGCGGCGCATGCCGATGTGGCGCGGGCCCTGGTAGAGGCCGACGGCCCTCTTGCGCTGGATCGCCTCGGGAACCGGAGCCTCAGCGTCGTCCTCGACGACCGGCTTGACCGGCACCTTGACCTTGGGCTGGTGCTGGTCGGCCAGGCTCTTCATCCGCTCGTGGTTCTGGAACAGACCCGTGTAGTCATCAAGGCGCGGCCTGGGATACGGGATCAGCGACGACTGCTTGGGCATGTCCTCTCGCGCCTCGTCGGACTCGTCCGGCCGCTGCTCGCCCTGGTCGGCGTCGACCGGCTCCGGCACGCCGCCGGGCTGGGCCACACCGCCGTCGGCGGGCGTCGCGGTCAGGTCCTGCATGGTCGGCGCGAGCGTGGGCTGGGAGCCGACCGGGTCCATGCCGAGGATCGGGATGCGCAGATCCGGCGTCGGCGTCTGCATCAGGTCCTGGTCCTCTGGCAGCGCGCGCGGCTCGAAGTCGGCCCGCAGGTCCTGCGGGATCGGCAGGCCCTTGTCCTTGAGCGCGATGTAGATGGCCTTGCGGGATTCCTGCTCGGCCACCGCGAGGTCGACGGCCTCGTCGCGCGACTTCTCGATCTCCTCGTCGAAGTCGATGTTGACGTTGTGCAGGCGCGTCTTCATCGAGATCGGAACACCGGCCTCGCGCAGGGCCTCGAAGAACTCATTCTGTGCGGCCTCGTCCTGCAGGGACATCGTCTTGAACTGCAGGTCGGGGATGAGGAGTTT